GAGCAGGGGGGCTGGTACGACTCTAGTGACCTGTCGACGATGTTTCAAGACGCGGTGGGGACAACACCCGTTTATATGCCTGGGCAGGGGCAGATTGATCCGCCTGTTGGGCTGCTGCTGGATAAACGACTCGGTTTGTCCCGGGGCGTTGACGTACTGATTAATGGGGGCTTTGCTTCTGGGGCAGCTAACTGGACTGTAAGCGGAGCTGATGCTACACATATAGCCACCTTTTCTGGTGGGCAGCTACGTTTTCAGACGGATACGCTCACGCCTGCCCTTAACATCTCACAGAGTGGGAGGCTAGTAGTCGGTAAGTGGTACGAGATTACAACAGTCACTTCTGCATATACTGCAGGATCAATCAAGACAGACAATATAGTCAGCGGAGTCTCTGGCGTTAACTTTGCTAATAAGCTGGGCATCCAGACTTATATTGGGCAAGCTGTAAGTTCCACGTTCTCGTTTACACGCGGAGCTGCGGTAACTGACTTGACCATAGACTCTATTACTGTGCGCGAGATTAAAGGGAACCACGCCTACCAAACCACCACGACCAGCCGCCCGACGCTCTCTGCGCGGTACAACCAGCTGACAGGCACCGAGTCGCTCGCTACGCAGTCTGTCACAGTGGTCGCCACGGCCTATACGCTGACGACCGCCGGCCCTGGATCGGTCACCCTTTCCGGTGCTGCCAGCGGGACTTACACGGCCGGAAGTCGAATGGTCACCTGCACAGCGGGGGCTCTGACGCTGACTGTATTAGGGAGTGTCACACAAGCGGACCTTCGCCCTGCTAACGATGGCGTCGGCCTGCCCCCTTACCAGCGCGTTGTCGATGCCAACACCTACGACACTGTCGGCTTCCCGCTCTACCTGAAATTCGATGGCGTGGATGACTGGTTGCAGACGGTACGTATCGACTTCACGACCACGGATAAAGTGATCGCAGCTACTGCACTGAGAAAGCTCAGTGATGCAGCCGTTGGAGTGGCATTTGAGCTTAGCGCAACGGCCGCAGGTAACAACGGGGCATTTCTTACGGCGGCTCCGATCACCGCAAGTGTGGCTAATCTTTACTGGCAATCAAACGGAACTGCAGCTTCTGCGGCTACGTCTCCTTCCGCCTACCCGGCCCCCGTCTCCTCTATCTTGACCGGGCTTGGGGACATATCGGGCGATAAAGCAATTCTTAGAGTAAACGGCTCGCAGGTCGCTCAAAGCGGGTCTGACCAAGGGGCCGGCGCTTATGGCAACTACCCTCTCTACATCGGCCGTCGTGGAGGTACGTCACTGCCGTTCAACGGCCGGCTCTACTCCCTGCTGATCCGAGGCGCCGCCACCCCTGATGCCACCATCACAAAAGTCGAGCGCTATCTTAACCAAAAAGCGAGGATCTACTGATGCCCTGGGCCCACCGCACGATCATCGTCCCTGCCCCGTACGCCGCTGCCGCCAGTGCAGCTTGCGAGCACCTCGCCGGGGCCGGCGGCTCGGGCATGTACACGACGCCGCTGTCACCGACTGGAGAGCTCCCGGCCACACACTGGATCTCGTCGGGCCTCATCGAGCAGGCCTTCGCGGACCTGCTTGCCAGCCCTGACGCGCTCACCGCTGTGGCAACGCAGGCCGGCCTGGACCCGGCCCCTCGCGATCGTCGCCGCTTCCGACATCACCGACGAGCCCGCCGACGTGGCGCTCGCCCGCCTCGGGCTGCAGCTCTGCCAGGAGCCCTTGTAAGTGCCTGACGTCCCTCAAACCGTCCTCTGGTCCCCGCAGCCCGGTCCCCAAACCCACCTTCTCCAGTGCCCTGTCTTCGAGACTTTCTTCGGCGGGGCGCGGGGAGGCGGGAAGACCGAGTCCTCTATCGGTGACTGGCTGCAGCATTCCTCCCAGTACGCCGAGGCTGCAATCGGCATCTTCGTCCGGCGAAAACTCACCCAGCTTTCCGAAGTCATCGCCCGCACCCGCCAGATCTTCCCCAAGCTCGGCGCGAAGTACAACGAGCAGCAGAAAACCTGGACGATGGCCAACGGGGCACGTCTCAAGTTCGTCTACCTTGAACGTGACTCCGACGCTGAGGAATACCAGGGCCACAACTACACCCGCGTTTATGTCGAAGAGGTAACAAACTTCCCTTCCCCTGGCCCGATCGACAAGCTCCGCGCGACCCTCCGCTCTGTCGTCGGCGTTCCTACCGGCATGCGCCTAACCGGCAACCCTGGCGGCCCCGGACACAACTGGGTCAAAGCCCGTTACATCGACCCCTGCCCTGCCGGCTACAAGATAATGACTGAGGAGACGGAAATTGAAATCGACGGAATTCTCCGAACTGTCAGTCTCTCTCGAGTCTTCATCCCCTCCAAGCTCGGCGACAACACCCTCCTTCTCCGAAACGACCCGACATATGTGCTTCGACTACGCCAATCAGGCTCCGAAGCCCTCGTCCGCGCGTGGCTGGAAGGCGACTGGTCCATCATCGACGGGGCATTCTTCTCCGAGTTCTCAGAGCTTCTCCATGTGGTTCCTGCTGCTGACCTGCTCCCGCGCATTCCCCCAGGAGCTCTTCGCTTTCGCAGTTTTGACTGGGGCTCCGCGAAACCTTTTTCCGTCGGTTGGTACGTTGTGGCTGATGGAACTTGGGGCGTACCTGAGCGGCCTAAATTTCCTCGGGGTGCGCTGATCAAATACCGGGAGTGGTACGGGGCTTCGGGAATTAACAAGGGGTTAAAAATGGAAGCCGGGATGGTGGCGCAAGGGATTGTCGAACGCGAGAAGGGGGAGATCCCCCGGTATGGCGTGGCTGACCCTGCGATCTACATCCGCGACGGAGGGCCGTCCATCGCCGAGATGATGGCGGTTAAGGGCTGCATGTGGCGCAGGGCGGACAACAAACGTCTCGCTGGCGCGGCCCAGATGCACACCCGGCTCCAGGGCGAGAACGGCATCCCGATGCTTTACTTCACTGACTCCTGCGTCGATTCCATCCGCACAATTCCTACGCTCCAGCATGACGAAATCAACTCCGAGGACGTAGACACTGACGGGGAAGACCACGCGTATGACGAAACCCGCTACGCAGTCATGTCGCGCCCCTGGGTTCCCCGCAATGCCCCGGCGAAAGTTTCCAGCTTCCCGAAGCACCCCGGCGCGATGACTATCAACGACGTACTCAAACGGCGGCAGGCTGAGCGCTCCGCCGCGTCCCCTTACTAAGAGGTAATTAATGGAAACGCAAACCCCTGTGCAGCTGTGGCTGGCGGAGATTCAGTCTGCACTCGACCGGGAGAAGGGCTTTCGAAAAATCGGCAAGCGCGTCACGCGACTGTATGAAGCCGGTGCCTCCTCTGAAGCCGAGGCCGCGCAAACCCCCTTCAACATCCTCTACTCCAACACGGACACGCTGCTGCCGGCGCTCTATAACGCCGTGCCGCGTCCGGTAGTTCAGCGCCGGTATAAGGACGAGTCCCCGCTGGGGAAGGAGGCCGCGAAGGTCGGGCAGCGGCTGCTGGAGTTCCAGCTCGACTCTTCCGATGCGGAGTACGAGTCGTTCGACGACCTGATGCAGCTGTCCGTGCTCCAGGCGCTCGTCCCCGGTCGCGGGATGCTGCACTTCAAATACGAAGCCTCCTTTGAGAAAGAGTCCTCCACGGAGCCTTCCGAAACCATCGGCCACGACGCGGAAGAGTTCGACGAAATCGAAGCCGCCGAGACCGCCACTGGCGACCCCTCCGCACCGCACCAGTTCGAGTCCGTCGCCGGGGAGAATGTCGTCGCCGAGGGCTGTCCCTGGGACTACTTCATCCACGGCTATGCGCGTACTTGGAAAGAAGTCCCCTGGGCAGCCTTTCGCTACGACATGACGAAGGAAGAGCTCATCAAGAACTTCGGCGAGGTGGCTGCCGGGATTTCTCTCGAAGTGGACGACGACTCCCAGGCGTCTTACTCCGGCGAGAACAAGCGCCGCCTTCCCTCTGTCGAGGTGTGGAAAATCTGGGACCGCGCTACGAAGAAAGTCCTCTTTGTGTCGCAGTGCTACGCAGACGGCTTTCTCAAGGAAGTTGACGACCCGCTCGGCCTGTCGGGGTTTTTCCCCTTCCCGGAGCCGCTGACGTTTTTCCCGAAGCTCTCGTCAATCACCCCGACGGCGCTTTACGTCCAGTACGAATCCCAGGCCGAGGAACTCAACGTCGTTACGACGCGGATCAAGTCCCTGACCAAGGCGATGAAGATTCGCGGTGGCTACGACGCGACGATTCAGGAAGTCGAGCGAATCCTCACTGCAGAAGACAACACCCTAATCCCCCTGGAAAACATCGCGGCACTCGGCGACCAGCGCGGGATCGACAAGGCAGTCTTCTTCATCCCGATCGAGAAGTACTTCCCGATTCTGCAGCAGCTCCTGGCCCAGCGACAGGCGATTAAGCAGGTCATCTATGAAATCACTGGCGTCTCCGACATTCTCCGCGGAGCCTCCGTCGCGTCGGAAACTGCCACTGCACAAAACATCAAAAACCAGTGGGGCACCCTTCGACTCAAGCGTATGCAGAAACGCGTGGCGAAGTACGCGTGCGACTGCCTCCGGCTGATGCTCGAGATCTCCGTGAAGCATTTTTCCGTGGAAACCATTCGCCAGATGACGGGCCTGCCGTACCCGACGCGGGCGGAACAAGCCCAGGCACAATCCGCGATGCAGGAGCTTCAGCTCTCTGGTGCTATGTCCGGGCAGCCGGTGCAAGTCCCTCCGGAACTCCAGAAGGTGCTCGGCACTCCGACTTGGGAGGACATTCTCGAAGTCCTGCGCAGCGATCTCCAGCGCGCGTATAAAATCGACATTCAGACCAATTCGACTGTCGATGCCGAGGCCACCGAGGACAAGGCCAACATCGCGGAGTTCATGAACGCCCTGGCGCAGTTCTTCAACGCCATCGCTCCCGCTGTTCAGGCCGGTGCGCTGCCCTTTGAAGCTGCGAAAACGCTCCTTCTGGCGATCGTCCGCCGGTTCCGCTTCGGCCCTGAAGTCGAAGACGAGCTGGTGAAGATGGTTCCGCCACAGCCCCCTGCTGCTGAAGGCGACGGGGGTGCCGCCGAGGCCGCAAAGCTCGAACTCGAAGCCAAGCAGAAAGAACTCCAGCTCAAGTCCGCCGCGATGCAGCAGGAAATGGCCTTCAAGTCCGCCGAGCACGAGTTCCGAATGAAAGAACTGCAGCAGAAATCTGCCCTGGCTGAGGCGAAGTTTGCTATGGATATGAAGCAGATGCAATTGCGTGCGGCAGCACCAGCGGCTCCGGCAGCCGGTAAATCCGCGCGTATTACAAAATCATAATCCAAGGGAATTATCATGCCGCTCTACTCTTTCCGGTGCCGCGCTGGGCACGACTTTGACCGCATTCTCTCCCTGGCGAAGTTCGACACGCCGCAGAGCTGCGACTGCGGGGAGCCCGCTGCTCGTGTAATCACTGCCCCGGCCATCCGCATGGACTACCCTGGCTACACCTGCCCTGTCACCGGCGAATGGATCGAGGGCCGTAAGGCCCACAGGGAAAACCTCGCCAAGACCGGCTGCCGGATTCTCGAGCCGGGCGAAACTTCCGCCGTAGTCTCCCGCCAGCAGTCCTCTGAGGCGGCGCTAGACGCAGCAATTGACTCGACAACTGACGAGCTAATCTCCAAGCTCTCCACACGCGACAAAGAGCGCTTAGCCGCTGAAATGGACTCCGGACTGTCCGCAGAGATTGTCCGCACCTAACAACCAAAAACCGAAGGGAAACTATCATGGACGGTCTGCACGAAGAGAAGGAACCTTCCTTTGATCTGGCGAGTGCTGTTGCTGATCTGGGCAAAGATCTGTTTGGAAGCTCCGAAGGGGAGTCTGATGATGATAACGATACTCACGGCGGTGACGCTGGTGATGCTGCTGGGGCTGCTGCTGTCGCTGGTCGCGCTGAGCCTGACGCGGCTGCTGTGGTGGCTGACGAGCCCGCTGCGGAAACTACCGAAACTACCGCGGCGGAGGCAGTAGCCCCGCCGAAGACCTGGCGCCCAGAAGCCGCGGGTATGTGGGCGCAGCTCCCCCCTGCTGTACAGCAGGAAGTCCTCAAGCGCGAGTCGGACATCTTTCAAGGCATCGAGCAGTATCGCGACCTCGCCCAGGCCGGCAGAGCTTTCCAGCAAACCATCGCCCCATTCCAAGAGAACTTCCGCCAGGCCGGTCTCGACCCGGTCGCGACTGTCGGGAACCTCCTCAATGCGCATCACATCTTGGCCCGCGGCACTCCCGACCAAAAGCTCCAGCTCGTCCGCGCTGTAATCTCCGACGCCGGGCTCTCCACAGAGGATCTTCTCGCCGAGGCGCCTTATGTCGATCCGGCAGTCTCCGGCTTGCAAACTGAGCTCAACTCGCTTAAATCTCAACTCCAACAGCGAGAGTCGCGGGAGCTGGAAACCCAGCGCGCAACCCTCCAAGTGCAGGTGGAAAAGTTCTTCGCTGACCCGGCGCATAAATACGCCAACGAAGTCGCCACCGAGATGCACCAACTGATTGTCTCCGGCCAGGCGCCTGACCTCGCCTCCGCCTACGACAAAGCAATTTGGCTCAACCCCATCGTCCGCGGGCGTGTGCTTGCAGAACAACAAGCCACCGCCCGCGCCGCCGAGGAAAAGGCCGCCGCGGAGAAAGCAGCCGCTGCGAAATCCGCAGCCTCCGCGAATATTCGTTCGACGCCTAAGCGTGGTAGCACAGCAGCCACCGCACCGAAGAGCATCGACGAGACGCTGCAGGAAACCCTCGCGGCAATACAAAGCCGCTCGTGAACTAAGGAGTCTCTCAAATGCCCTCTCCCAATGCTGTATTCACCGAACTGGTGACCACCACCTGGCGCAAGCACGCTAAGGATCTCAAGGACAACTTGTCCAAGAACAACGCTCTCCTGCGCCGCCTCGACAAAAAGGGCATGAAGCGCAAGGAGGACGGCGGCTTGACGATCGTCCAGGGCCTTGACTACGCCGCGAACCAGACCTACCAACGCTACTCCGGCTATGACGTCCTGAACGTCGGCGCTTCCGACGTCCTGACTGCCGCCGAGTTCCAGTGGCGCCAGATCGCGATCAACGTGGTCGCTTCCGGTCTGGATCTCCGCATCAATAACGGCGGGAACAAGATCGTCAACCTCGCCAAGGCCCGCATCAAGAACGCCATCCGCACTGCGAAGAACAACTTCTCGGTCGATTTGTACTCCGACGGTACGCTGGCTAACCAGATCAACGGCCTCCAAGCCCTTGTCTCCGACACCGGCGCCGGCACCGTGGGCGGGATTGACTCGTCCACCTGGACGTTCTGGAAGAACAAAGTCCAGTCCGCCGCGGCCCCGATTGGCGGCGGCGCTGCCGTCACTCCCTCCGCCTCGACCATCGAATCCCTGATGCTCGGCCTGTGGCTGGAACTCGTCCGCGGCGATGACAAGCCTGACCTCCTGATCACCTCCAACGACTACTTCACGATGTACGAGCAGTCCCAGGTCGCGATCAAGCGTTACACCTCCTCCGACGAGGCCGACGGCGGCTTCGCCTCGCTGAAGTACAAGAACGCGGACATCATCTTCGACGGCGGCAGCGGCATTCCGGCCTCGCGGATGTACTTCCTCAACACCGACTATATCGAGCTGGTCGAGCACACCGAAGCCGCCTGGACCGAGATGTCGGAACTCCAGCCCTACAACCAAGACGCTGTGGTTATCCCGATTCTGTGGATGGGCAACCTGACTACAGGCAACCGCAGCCTGCAAGGCGTGCTGAAGCCGTAAGCGTCAATTACGCGCGGATTATACTTTCATAATCCGCGTGAACCTCACCCATTCTTAGGAGTCCCTGCCATGCCCTTTACCATTCCGATGGTCGGTGCGAATCCCTCCCGCCGCACCACTGCCCGCGAGTTCAAGCTCGGTACGTCCCAGCTCGACGACTCGAACCAAACCTGGGTCTACGTCCAGGCGTCCGAAGCCGTTGCCACCGGCACCTGCACTGTCTCCGGTGCTTTTGCCCTGACCGACGCTGCCGGCAATTACACCGCCGACGTGGCGTTTGTCTCCGGCGAATACGGCTGGGTTCGCAAGACCACCAGCCCGCTGTAACCGACCGCAACCAACCGACTCCCTTCGGCTTCCTCAGGGGCTTCGGCTCCTGGGGTTTTTTGAAAGGGAGCAACTGCCAAAGGGAATTGTATGTCCGTTCATATTCAGCAAGCCCGTCCGCCGCATGTGGTTTTTGAGCGCCGGGCGGAAGAAGATCGCCAGGCCTCCATCGAGCAGGGGCGGTATGTTGCCCGCGACGCCGACTACGCGATTGTCACACCTGCCGGGAGCAAAGACCGCGTTGAGCGTCTTGTCTCCGACTGGTTCTCCATGCTGGCCGGCGAAGTCCGCTCCGAGCGTTGGCCGCAGGCTTGGCTCGACCAGCTCAAGGCCGGGTACGAGGCCTGGAAGCTCGGGCAAACGCCCCCGGAATCTGGCACGCCGCTGACAACCTGGCCCGCACTCTCTCCGGCGCAGGTGAAGAACTGGCAGCAGATCGGCATCCGCACGGTGGAAGAACTTGCCGAAGCGAACGAGGAAACGCTCTCTGCTTACGGCATGGGCTCGCGGGATATGAAGGCCCGCGCCGGCCTGTTCCTTGCCAACGGCGCCTCTGACTCCGGGCCGCTTGTTGCCAAGCTCCGTGCCGCGGAAGAGCTGATCTCCTCGATGCAGGTGCGTATGGACAGCATGGAAGCGCAGCTCAAGGCCACGGCCTCCGATAGCCCGGTTGCCCCTGCCCTCAAGAAACTCTAACTAAAGGCTCTCCACCATGACCGCTGTTGACCTGACTGGCCGTCACACAAACATTACAGTCTCCGGTACGCCGTCGCTGGTGGAGAGTGGCACGTACTTCGACGGGGCGAGCTGCATCTTCGTCAATGACGGGTTGACGGACTTTGCGTTTGACTCCAGTGACTTTACAATCGAGCTTGATGTAAAGTTTGCTGCCGATGTCGCCGCTCGCTCAAATGCGCTGGACTTTATCGGCGGCAGTTGGGGCTGGGCATTCTCCTGCCCAACTATTCCTGGCTACGACCTTGAGTTCCACGTTGCTCCCTATGAGCTAACTGATGGAACTTTTGGCCCTGCAAATACATTTTTTGGCCAGACACCCTCCGAGTGGGCCTCGCTGGCGGTATCCTACCAGCGCTCCGCTTCGGCGCTTCGGTTGTTTGTAAATGGCGTACTTGTCCGAACAATCACAGCCACTAACCTATACTCTCTTCACGCCCCCCGCCTGACCCTTGGCGCCGATGGCCGCACGCCAGACCCGGTTCTCTTCTTCAAAGGCTGGCTCCGCAATCTCCGTATCACCAAGTCCGCTCGCTACACCGCCTCTTACACCGTCGCGACTCCCTTCCCCACGACCTCCGACCCGGAGTGGGCGCAGACAGTCCTTTCCATGCCCCTACTCGACACGGCTGTGCCGAGTGGCTACACAGTCACTTCCATTACGAAGTGCGAGGCAATCTCCGGGCAGTTCGTCGCGTATGACGGCAGCAGTCCGCGGACAATCACCGGCGCCATTCCGACTGTCCTTTCTCCCGGCCACTCTATCGAACTCAGCCTCGATGGCGGCAGTACCTGGGCCGCAGCAACTACCTCCGGCCTCTCCTGGACTTTCTCCGACACCGCCACGCATACCGCCGACTGGACGGTCAAAGTCCGCGGAAAGAGCGCCATTGGCACCTACGGGACAGTTCTTGACGTCCCTGTCTCCTTCCGCACCTGGCCGACTGTCTCCATCACCTCAATGGAAAAGGACGACGGCGTTGTTGGGGACTGGGCTACCTCCAACGGCTCCGGCCCGCGGACAGTTTTTGGCGGGCTCTCCCGCGCCCTCTTCCCGGACGAGATTCTTCTGGCTACCTTCAACGGCGGCGCGGACTGGGTTCTCGGCACCGCGACAGGCGTCGAGTGGGCGGCAGTTGACCCGCTCTTCCACACCGCCAGTTGGTCCATCCAGGCAAAAGTAACCAGCTCCGCCTTCGCGCTCGAATCTGCCGTTGCGACTGTCCCGGTGACTTACGTCCCGCCGACTCCGACCGTTCTTCCTCGGGGGGCCTACACGACTCTGCTCGACATCATCCGACGCTTTATGGAGCGGACAGGCTTGCCCAAGCCAGCCTTCTCCATCGGCAACACGGATGTCCAAGTCACGCAGATTCTTGGCCTTCTCGAGGAAGCCACGGAAGAACTCGTCATGCGGAATGCGCGTGGCTGGCAGGTGCTCAACCGCGAAGCGGTATTTGTCACGAAAGCGCAGGAGATTCAGGGCTCCCTGTCGGATCTCGCTCCGGGATTTCGGCTGGTGATTAACGACACGCTGTTTAACCGGACGACGCGGCTGCCGATTTACGGCCCGCTGATGCCGATGGAGCGCCAGGCCACCAAGGCCCTCCAGACCGCGGGGCCGTACTACCGCTACTGGATCGCCAACGACCAGCTACACTTCTACCCGATCCCACCTGCCGGGCAGACCATCGCGTTTGAATACTCCTCAACCGCCTGCTGGGCTTCGAGCACTCCGCCTGTCACTTACAGCGAGTACCCCGAAACCGATACTGCGGTCTGCCTCTTCCCCAAGCCTGTCGTGATTGCTCAGCTTCGCTGGCGGTGGAAGAAGGAAAAAGGCCTCGACTACGCGCAGGACTTTGACTCCGCGGAGCTGCTTCTCAATGCCGCGATCGCAGCCGACGGCACCCGCCGCGTGGTTGACATGGGCGGCACGGAACTCGTCGCCCGCCCTGGTATCATGATCCCGACTGGAAGCTGGCCAATCAAATGATCCGCAAACCGCTCCGCCAGCGCGCACTGGCCAAGTCCCAAGTCTCCTCCACGGCGTCTGTCCCGGCGCCGGTTGGCGGCTGGAACGCCCGCGACCCGCTCTCCCTGATGAAGCCCGAAGACGCTGTTATCCTCGAAAACTGGGTTCCGCGCACGGCTGACATCACCACCAGGAAGGGGGCCGCCGAGCACCTGACTGGGGTCGTTGGTCGTGTGCGGACCCTGGCGAGTTACCACTCCGGGACGGTGGATCAGCTCTTCGCCTGCACGGACGCGGGGATTTTTGACGCAACCGCGGCAGGGGAAGTTGGCACCGCGCTGCACCCGCTGACACATGGCCGCTGCTCGATGATTAACTTCGCCACAGCGGCCGGGGCATTTCTGTACCTTGTAAACGGCACGGACAAGCCAGTCCTCTACAACGGGACGGCGTGGGCTGCTCTCGATGCTACCAGCACTCCCGCTCTCACCGGCGTGCCCTCCACAGAGCTTACCTACATCCACGCGTTTAATAAGCGAATCTGGTTCCTCCGCTCGGACAGCCTCTCCGCGTATTATCTCGACGCCGGAGCTGTTGGCGGGGCGCTGACTGAATTCCCCCTGGGGCAGGAATTTCTCCGCGGGGGCTTTTTGGTCGCGATGTACACTTGGACTATTGACGGCGGCAACGGCCCGGAAGACTACCTCATCTTCGCAACATCCGAAGGTGAGATTATCCTCTATAAGGGCACCAATCCGAACGACGCTGCGGCATTCACCAAGGTCGGGACGTTCTATGTCGCGGCGCCGCTTGGCGACCGTTGCTTTCTCCGCTACGGCAGCGACGTGCTCATCCTCACGGAGAATGGAGCTTTTGCTCTTTCGACGGTTCTCTCTGCCGTCTCCGCCGACCGCTCAAAAGCAATCTCCGATCGGATCAGCCAGGCCTTTGCATTCGCCACATCGTCTTATCGACAGAACCTCGGCTGGGAAGCTATAGTCCACCCGACGGAGAATCTCCTGCTGGTGAATATCCCAGTTGTCAGCGAATCCTCCTCCGTGCAGTACGTCATGAACACCATCACCAAACGCTGGTGTAAGTTCTCTGGATGGGACGCGATTTGCTGGGAGTTTTTCAACGGTGAATTGTACTTCGGCGCGGAAGGGTACGTCGCGAAGGCTCTCGTCGGCACATCGGACTTCGGGCGGAATATCACCTACCGAGCCGCGCAGGCGTACAACTACTTCGGGCAGCGGGGCCGGCAGAAGCATTTCAAGCTAGTCCGGCTGATGCTCTATACCTCTTCCGCAGTTGGCCCTTCCATCGGCGCCAGCACCAACTACTCCCCGGAGGAAAACCTCTCGGACATCTCCCTCACTGAGTCCATCTACGGCAAGTGGGATACCGATGCGTGGGACTCCGCCTTGTGGGGGATCGGCGCGCAGATGCAGTCCAACTGGCAGAGCCTCGCCGTGCCTGAAGGCTATGCGATTTCCTTCCGACTGCAAATCTCCTCCAACATCGCCGAGGTCAGCTGGTCAGCGACAGATTATGTCTACGAGGTCGGCGGCGTGCTGTGATTACGATCTCCACCGACGCGCAGGCAATTGCTCCGTGGATGGCGGAGCGGCTGCAGCGCCCGGTGGCGGAGGGCCAATTAATCGCCGCCGTTTCCGACGGCGTTGTGCTGTCCGCGGCCTGGTTTGAAGTAATCTTCGGCTCGACAGTTGTCGCGCATCTCGCCACAGGCACCGCCTTCCTTCCGCGTGAATTCCTGTGGTACATCTTCCACTACCCCTTCAGGGAGCTGCAGGCCGAGCGCATTCTCGCCCCGGTAGCTTCCTCTAATCACCCCGCACAGCGGATTGTCACACACCTGGGATTTGTGCTTGAGGCGACCCTTAGCCCCCAGGAAAGCCCGGTTTGGCTCTATACCATGACCGAAGCGCAATGCCGCTGGCTTTCCCTTAAGGAGCCTCAAAATGGGAAGTGTCGTAAACAAAGTCACCGGAACGCTCTTCGGGACACAGAGCGCGCCGAAAACTCCGGACTACGCGGCAGCGGCACAGGCGACGGCGGATAGTAATAAAGCCGCCGCGCTGACCACTGGCGCGCTCAACCGTCCGACGCAGATTACCCCCACTGGCTCGCAGAGCTGGTCGCTGAAAGAAGGCGCCGACCCCAACAACCCTCAGCCGGGGGATTGGATTGCCACGACGACGTATTCTCCTGAGCAGCAGAAGCTCTACGAGGGCGGGGTAAAGTCACAGCAGGGGCTTGTCGATACGGCCAACATCGGTGTCGGCGGGCTGGCGGGGCTTGGCGTCGGGCAGGGGCTTGGCGAGGTTGCCCCGAGCTTCACCGGCGACGTGTCGAAAACTGCGGATCAATTCTCCGCCGACCGGCAGGCAATCTCCGACGCGATGTACGCCAACCAGACCAAGTATCTCGGGGATCAATTCGCCAGAGACGACGAGTCGCTGCGCTCGCAGCTGCTCTCTCGTGGCCTGACTGAAGGCTCCTCCGCGTACGAGAACGCGCTGCGCGATCAGCAACGCACGCAGAACGACGCCTACGGCACCGCGGCGAATAACGCGACGACGCAGTCGGCTCTGATGCAAAAGCTCATGCAGGACGCGCTGCTCAACTCCGCCACGACGCAGCAGAATCTGTACAACTCTGGGCTTGCCGGTGCGGCGACGGAGCAGAACCAACCGCTGAATCAAATCCTGGCGCTGCTCGGCGGTGGACAGGTGAGTAGTCCCAACCTTCAGGCGTATGGACAATATGGGCAGTATCAGGGCGCGGATATGCTCGGCGCAGCGCGGTCCCGGTACAACTCTGGACTGGCCGGAGCGCAGTTCAACAATCAGCTCAATGCCCAGAACATGCAGGATTTTGGGCAGATGGCCACGGCACTGTTCGCCCCCGCCCCCTCTGACCGTCGCCTCAAGTCCAACATCCGTCCGATCTGTTCCCTCCCCTCCGGGCAGACACTCTACGCCTATGACATCTTCGGGCAGCCGTCCGTCGGCGTCATGGCGGATGAAACTGCCCCGGAAGCTGTTGTCACCCTTCCCTCCGGCTACCAAGCCGTTGACTACTCGCAGATCGGAGCCTAGACATGTCCGGACCTTTTGATTTCGAGTCGGAACTCTCCGCACTTAAAAACAAACAAAAGCTCGCGGAAGCTATGCGGGCGTCGGCGATGACAGGGACGCTGCGGACAGGCGGCGGGCTGGGCGGGCTGATTACAGCCCTGATGCGCCCGCGGATGCTTGACCGCATGGACCAAGAAAATACCGCTGCGCATGCAGACCTGCAGTCTCGGTATAAATCCCAGCTCGGGCAGGAAGTGGACAATTACCTCACGACTCGCCAGGGCCGCGGAGAGAATATGTTCAATCCGCAGGAGATTGCAGCTGCGGGCGGCGGGGCTGGGGTGCCGCAGCTTCCTGAGCGTCCCGCACAACCGGCAGACCCGCGCCGCGCAGCCGTCGGGGCGTTTGCGAGCCAATTTCCGCAGCTGCAAGAGCTTGGTAAGGCGGACTTGGCCGCTATGGGAAAAGCCAACCTCACGCCGAAGGACGTAATGGGATTTTCCGGCATGGACCCGAAGACGAAGATTCTGGCCGCGACACTTATCTCCGCCGGGGTGCCGGAAGCGCAGGTTCTTCAGATACTCAAGCCCGAGCTGAAAGAGCACGTAGTGAATGGGCAGGTGGTTCGCCAAGGCGAGTCCGGCGGGTATGGCGTGGCGGGAGACTTCCGAGATCAGTTCGGCGGTGTGGGGCCGGTAGCACAAGGGCCGAACGGGCCGATCTTCGGGCAGGCGAATCGCGGGACTGGTGAGGTGAAATTTGCTCCAGCAGGCACTAACGTCAATGTCAACACACACCAAAGAGCTGGTGAAAAGTTCGCAGGGGCTTTAGCGGAGAAGCGTGCTGACAATATCGCCAAGTCCTATGAAGGGGCAGTTAATGCGGGCAAGTCCATCCAAGCTTTGGACATGGCGCAGCAGCAACTCAGTTCCGGCATTAAGAGCGGATCAATGGCGAGCGTGGACCTAGCCCTGAGCAAGCTCGGTGAAGCCTTTGGTGTCCCGAAAGACCCAACTAATTCCAATACTGAAGCCTACATGGCTGCCATCGCTCAGCAAGTTGCGCAATTCGTGAAAAACTTCAGC